CTTCCATAACTATATCATCAAACTTCATGTTTAATTCTAGCTTCATAGCTTCTCTTACAAACTCTGGGCTTTCTTCTGAAATTACATCTAGCTTTTTTAGTAAATAATACTTCTCTTGTTGGATAATATTATCTGGGGTGTTTACCAAACAATAAGCAATGGTAGCTTTTGTTTTGCCAGTAAGCCACATATATGACATCATCTGCCAATAATATAAATTATCAAGTTTGTCTGGGATATTACCTAAGAATGTCCACAGGTCATAACTAGATTTAATATCAATAATTCCATCATCAATAATATCTGGTAGCCCTGTTATGTATTTATTTGAAAATCTTTCCGTATTTTTAGCAAAAGGTTTTTTTAAGAACATAGACAATAAATCAATCGATTCTTGCTCTACTTCAATTCCTTTTTTCATTTGCTTTGTTTGAATATCTTTACTCCTATTATACTTATTAGAAATATAAACATCAAGCAAATGTCTTTGTGCGGTCTTAGAAAGCAACCCAGCTTCTTTGTCCGTTTTGGTTACTGGTTCAGTCATTATATATCCTACAGAGCTTGCTCTGATTAGTGTTTCATTCCAATTCATAGTTATAAAGATTTAAGTTTAGTGTTATAAGATTCCAATACCTCTGGATTATTTTTAGCCATTAATTCCCAAGCCCTTAACTCTTCTTTAGTATTACAGGCATTTATAAACTCTATTGTTTTTTCAGCTAAAGATTTTTTAGATTGGGTAGGAATAATTTCATCAGGTATCTCTTGATAAAATTCATTTAAATCTTTTAATTTAATTACATTTTGCTTGTGATACTCTTCCACAAGTTCTCTTGCATAGTCAAGAGCCTTAGTAGCAGACTCACCCTCGTTAAGGGCAAATTCAACGCCAATTTTTTCAGAAGAATAGTTTCCTAAATTAAATGTTCTAGTATAGTTAATCGTTTGTATATGCATAATATTGGGTTATTTTATTCTGGTTACAGTAGTAGTGTTGTCAGTAGCTTTAATCTTAAATAATTTATCTTTGTGGGCGTCTTTTTTCTTTAAATTGGATACCATAACCATTACTGAAGTGTATGGGTTATCTAACCTAAGATGTTCGCCTAATGTTAAATCAGCAACCTTACTGGAAACTGAATCGGGGGAAATGCTTCTTGCCATGTTGTGTGTTTTGGAACAAAATTAATTTAATTAATTTAATTAAAAAAATAAATTTAATTAAATTTTTGTATATATTTGTATCCGCATAAGACATAGTTAAAGGTTTAACTGGTATCGCTCCTAAGTTTCTACTTGGGAGCCTTTTTTTGTCATTTAGTCAAGCTATAGCTTTACGACAGGGGGAGGTCTAGTCAAGTATCAGCTTTACTATTTTACTTTTCCCCTTAAAAGTAACATATAGCTATTGTTATGTTACTTTAATGACACATTATCGTATGAATAAGTGTATCAATGTTACACTTATATGCAGGAAATTATAATTTAGGTACAACAACTTTTTATGATTTTAATCGTTGCGTTTTATGCAACAGTTCATTTTTTATCTCCGTTCACGGTTTCGTGAACACTATCAAAACTTGCAGAGTTTACATTTTTTGCTAATAGCGTAGTATGACTACCGAATTATATTCATTTACACCTATTTGTAACAAATTTAACCTTTTATATGTTACAAGATATAACAAGCCTAATTTAAACAATTAACAAATTTTGTTACAAATCCATATAAATTAGTAACATATCTGCCCTAATAATGTTACAACATTTTACATATTATACCCTAACTATGTTACCAATTTGGTTACATAGTTCTCTAATAGTAAACTTTATCAATCACAAAAGTTACCCAATAAGGCAACTTTGAGCCGTAAATGACTGATAATCGGCTCATGTTTGAGCGATAAAAAACCCCATGTCATTCTAAAACATGGGGCTAAACTACTAAATCTACAAACTATGATAACCACCGTAAAAATATAAATTATTTTTCAATAAATTTCTTTTTTACCAAGTTTAGCTTTGCCCTATATTCTAGGATTAAGCCTTTTAGCTCATCTTTTGTAGGTTTTGCTGTTTGCCTAGCTGTTTCTCTTAAATAATCAACTACAGCATTATTTTCTTCGTGTAATTTGTATTCAAACTCTTCTATATTACCAGTTTTAAAATAATTACATTCCATACATTGTGGTCTGCAATTTTGTTCCATCCATCTAGTGCTTAAATTTGACCTACCCATAAAATGACCGCATTGTATTTCTGCAATTGTATGTTTTTTACCACAAGTATAACATTCAACGATGCCTGTTTTATCTGCATATCTATTTCTAATGTATTGACTAAATACATGGTCAAGGTCTTGAACAAGATTCTGAAAACTTTCTGTATCGTCTTCAAATTCTTCTAATCTTTTTTGCGTAGATTGTACGGTAGCGCATTGTTTACACATCTTTTTAGAAAACCAATAATCAATGTTGCCACAATTAACGCAACGTTTTTTCTTTGTTATTATTGTACTATTGTATGCCATCTTTTTTTATTTTATTTCTTTCTTGATTTTTAATTACTGGTTTATCTAATTTTTCTTGACCTTTTTTACCAGTATATAACATCTGGATGTCAAAGTAAAAATCTTCTTTATCATCTTTAGTTAAATCAGGATGATTTTTAATCCTGTGCATTATTTCATCTTCGGTTATCCATCTTTCCATTTGTGTGGTTATTGTTAGGCAAAGCTAATTAATTAAATTAAATAAATAAAATATAATTTTAAAAAAATAAATTTTGTAATTTAAAATATTAGTTATTACTTTGTTCTTCAATCAAAATATTTATGGAAAACCCTAATGTTAGAGATGAAATTCTTTTATATCTCGAAGAACAAGAGCGACCACTAGCTTGGCTTTCAAGAAAAACAGAAATCCCATACCCTACGCTTTACTCTATTTTTATTCAGAGAATAATGAACTTATCTGATACAAATTTAGCAAAGATAAATAGAGCAATGGACACTGATTTTATTAATGATTAATTTAAGAAAATGGCTAAGAGATTTACTGATACTGAAAAGTGGAAAAAACCTTTTATAAGGGGCTTACAAGGGGCTTATAAGCTCCTTTGGCTATATATTTGTGATGATTGCGACCACGCAGGCATATGGCAAGTTGATATTGACGTAGCGCAGATAAGAATAGGAGAAAAAATTGATTTAAAAGAGGCTATTAAAAGTTTTGATGAAAAGATTATAATTTTTGATAAGGGGAATAAATGGTTTATACCTTCTTTTATTGAATTTCAATACCCTTCTGGTTTAAATCCAGACAATAGAGCGCATAATAGTATAATCATATTGCTTGAAAAAAATAATTTACTAGATAAACAAAATAAGCCCCTTACAAGGCCCTTACAAGGGCGTAAGGATATGGATATGGTTAAGGATATGGATATGGATATGGTTAAAGGGACAAAAAAAATTAAAATTTCATTTATTGGGGAAGAAATTATACAATATTGGGATTTATGGAAAGATTACAAAAGCAAACAATTTAAATTTAATTATAAAACAGTTCAAAGCGAGCAAGCTGCATTTGATGATTTAGTTAGGTTGTCTGAAAAAAATTGTGAAAATGCTATTGAAATTATAAAACAATCTATGGCAAATGGGTGGAAAGGGTTATTTGAGCTTAAAATAAGCCAAAATAAGCCACTTTCTCGAAGAATTGATAATAAGTATCAAAACGAATTAGAAACCGCTAGAAACGCCTTTAAACCAATTTCTGAATAATGATAACAATTTTTAAAAACATCTTTTCTAAGGAACCAAATTACATTTCTGTTGAAGCCGCGTTAAAAAGAATACAAGAAGGTAAAAGTAAATTAACTGTATCTGAAATCAGAGATACGATTGATAAAGAAAAGGCAAATAAGATAAAACTTAACCTTCCTTCAGTGTGTTTTAGTGGTAAATTTGGAGTAGATAGGACTGATGCTCAGTTAATTACGCATAGTGGGTATATAGTTTTAGACTTTGACAATGTATTTGAGCTTAGAGATAAGCAAAATGAGATTATTACACATCCATTTATT